GGGCTGGGAAAGAGATGCGGTTACGTGTCAGCGCCAGAGAAAAGAATTAGCAATAACGGAGAAAAGGGCGGGAATTTACGGAATTTAGCGGGAAATATCGGGAAAAAAGCAAGGTCAAAGTTTCAACAGGTGTAATTAAAATAGCCTAAAAAACAATAAAATTACGCTTTTATTAGGCCCTCCGGCGGTAAAAGAAAAAATCAATAATTATAATTATGTAAAATAAATGCCTTTAACCCGGTATATTCTCTCCAGAGAGGGGAACGGGTGAGAAAGTTTCTGCTTGATTTTGCGTACAAGGTAACATCCCGGCGTTTTTGGATTTGGGCGGTCACAACGGCGATTGTAATCCACGGGATGAATCTGCCAGGCGAAAAGCATTGGATGATCCCTGTCGTGATCATTTGGGGTGTTGTCTCGGTGCTCTACTATGCCAATGACGTCATTTCGGACGCTTTGGCCAAGTCAATCGAAAAAATGAACATTTCGGTAACCGCCAACAACACTATTAACACTAACATTCAAGCCTCTGCACAGGCGGCCGGAATAAAAAACGGATAGGAGGGTGATCATGAATATTACTAAAAACTTTTTGTCGTTGGGTAAAATGGCCAGGGGTGACACTAACAATACCACCAGACCCTTATTGTTTACAAAACCGCTTGAAAAAATAATCATTCATTGGATTGGCCCTTACGCTCATGCTCCGGCATCAGTTAGAAACTGGTGGGAGAATGGGAGCGATGGTAAAGGCGTCAGGGCATCCGCACACTTTGTTGTCAAAGATGAATTTGTACTCCAGTGTCTGCCGCTAAACGAAGTCGGCTGGCACAGTGGGAATATGAGAAACTACAGCAGCATCGGCATTGAAGTCAGCCCAAAAGACGCAACCGGAGAATTCAGCGAAAAAACAATCAATACGTTAAGAGAATTGGTTGGGCATATAAAAAAAGAAACCAATAGAAATTTGGAACTTGAAAGGCACTTTGACGGATTTCAAAAAAAAGACTGCCCGCGATTTTACACACCTCTTACGTCCCTGTTTGAAGGCGGCGGCAGGGTTGTTAATCCTGAAGGCGGCCAACAAAGATGGGAAATTTTAAAATCTTTTTTGAACAACCCCGAATAATTTAGGAGGATATGAATGTGCGGACGCTTATTATTGGCATGCTTTGTATTATTGCTGCTGCCGGTGTGCTTTGCGGCTGCCGAACAGGAGTACCGTATCTCGGAGTTCCAGCTACAGAGTATCGAGAAATCTCTGGAGAGATTAGAGCAGGACAGGCGGAGCTGGGAATCACAGGCGCGAGAATTGAGGAACGAAGCCGCGAGCTTGAACAGGCAATTGGCCGAGGAGCGGGAACAATACAAGACATTAGAGCAGTCCTTCAGCAGGTACGAAACCAGCCAGTCTGCGCGGATGTCGGAACTGACGCGGGAAGCGGCGATGGAACGGCTGGAAAAGGAAAAACATAAGGGAACCTCCCGGACACGCCTCATCGTCATTGTAGTGTTGGCCGGTTCCTGGGTTTTATTTGCGGGCTTTAAGGTATGGCGGTTTCTCCGGCCTGTACCAAAAAAATAAAGGAGAGTTTTAATGGAAGCAGTAAAAATTATTTTTATGGGTATCGGCTCTTTTTTATCGGTTCTTGCGTTTTCGTTTACGGTATTTCAATACTGGCGGAAAAAACAGGAAGAGAAGTTTTCCGAACTAAAAAACGAAACGCGAAATTCAATAACCCGTATGGGAGAGCGTGTTACGTCTCTTGAACAGAGCGTTGTCCGAAACTTTGAAAACCGTTTAAGCGTAATAGAAGGTGAATTACGCGGCATTAAACCAATTTTACAGTCAATTCAAAACTGGTTTATTACCAATACGCCGGGAAAACAATGATAGAAAACATCTTTCTGCCGCTTAGGCGTATCATCATTTTACAAGGCATAGAAAGATCGCCGGGCCGCGAGCTTTCCAACGAGATGCTCCAACGGTTGTTAAAAGCCCACTGCATCCGCTGTTCCATTGCCGAAGTCAACGAGCAAATAAACTGGCTTGAAAACCGGGGTTATGTACAGACAACCCGCATGGGGGAATCCGGCTTTATTAACGTACACATTACCCGCCCCGGGATTGACGTCGCCCAAGGCAATACCGTCGCCGATGGAATCGATCCGCCCCCGGAGGTATAGATGGGGCAGAAAAGCGCCGTTGACAGGCTCCCCAAGGAACTCCGCGGCAAATTAATTGATATGCTCCATAACCCGGCCGTGACACAGGCGGAGATAGTGGACGCCATAAACGCCGAAGCCGGGGAACCGCTCGTTTCAAAATCATCACTGAACCGTTACGCGCAAAAAATGAACCGCTTTGCGGAAAAGAACCGGCAGGCGAAAGAAATCGCCGACGCGTACATAGACAAATACGGCAGTGAAAACCGTGTAAAACTCGGTAAAGTGGTGAATGAACAAATACGCTTGGCCGTGTTTGATCTGATCGGCGAGATTGAAGAAATGCAATCAAACCCGGAAATCAAGAAAACCGAAATTGCCGACATGCTGTATAAACTATCACGAGGTCTTAAAGAACTGGAGGCGGCAGAAAAACTGAACGCCGAACGTACCCAGCGCATCCGGCAGGAGGCGCTGGCCGATGCCGCCAAAATTGTAGAGAAAGAAGGGCCGTCAGCCGGAGCAAGTGACACCGCGCTGGACATTATCAAACGTAAGATATTGGGAATTTGAGACAACAAAAATCATGACTGAAGATGTGCTGCTTTCCTACCAAAAAGCATGGATAGAAGACGAGGCCAAAGTCAAAGTCTGGGAAAAATCCCGGCGTATCGGCGCTTCCTATGTCGAGGCGTTGGCTTCCGTACTGGAAGCGGCAAAGTCAAAAGAAGCCGGCGGCCAATCTTCTTATTACCTTTCATATTCCAAGGAAATGACCCAGCAGTTTGCCCGGGATTGCGCGTTTTGGGCAAAACATATTCACGCGGCCGCCGAAGTATTTGAGGAAACGGTTCTAAACGATGAGGACAAGGATATTACCGTGTACCGCGTCCGGTTTGCGTCGGGCTTTGAAATTTGGTGTCTGCCCTCGGTGGCGCGTTCGCTCCGTTCAAAACAGGGGCGGGTTATTATTGACGAAGCGGCGTTTGTTGAAGATCTGGGTGCGCTTTTAAAAGCGGCCATGGCCCTGTTGATGTGGGGCGGCTGTGTCAGGATTTTATCAACGCATAACGGCGATGATAATCCTTTTAATGAGTTAATCAAAGAAATCAACGAAGGGAAAAAAGAGTATGTTCTGCACCGCACAACCTTTGACGAAGCTCTGGAGCAATGCCTGTATAAACGGATATGCCTTGTCCAGAAGAAACCATGGAGCCTTAAAGCGCAGGAAGCCTGGCGGAAAGAAATAATTGACAGCTACGGCGACGGCGCGGATGAAGAGTTGTTTTGTATTCCCGTTAGAGCGGGAACGCGGTACTTCCCCTCCGGTCTTTTGGAAGAAGCATCCGATCCGTCGGTCGCCGTGATCCGCAAAACTTGTGAAGACTCCTTTACTTTTGAAAAGAAGGAAAAGCGGGTTAAGGAATTTGATTCCTGGCTGAAACACGAAGTGCGGGATCTGCTGAAAAGTATTGAAAACCCCGTTTACCTGGGGGAAGACTTTGCCCGCTCCGGAGACCTGACCTGCGTTTTTCTGGATGAACTTATGCCGTCCGGGGATCTGCGGGATTTCTGCGTTATTGAACTGCGGAACGTGCCCTTTGATCAACAATGGCAGACCATCAGGTACGTTATGGAAACCGTTCCCCGCTTTGCCGGCGGCGCTTTTGATTCCCGTGGAAACGGCCAAATGATAGCGGAACTGGCCGCCCAGGAATGGCCCGGCTTTATCCACCAGGTGATGATCTCCGCCGCCTGGTACGCGGAGAATTTTCCCAAACTTAAAAACGGGCTGGAGGACGGAAAAACCAACATCCCCGATGATGTTTTTATCAGGGAAGATTTCCGGCAGGTGGGGCTTAAGGCCGGGGTTCCCCGGGTGATGGAACGTACCGGCGGCCCCCGTGAACGGCGGCACGGTGACGGCGCCATTGCCAAACTCATGGTTTACTACGCGGCCCTGAAAGATGAAGAACAGGGCTATCAGGAATACGCCTATGAAACGGTAACAAACGAAAACCGTTACCGGGACCGGAGGAACGATCTATGGGATCAACCGTAAAGAAAACAACCCTGGCAGAACTGGAAGAAGAAATTGCCTTTCCGGTGGCAAACACCAACCGGTCTATTTGGAGCGGGGGCCTTGTCCGGGGGCTTGATCCGGCCCGGCTTGCTTCGCTGCTGGATATGGTACGGCAGGGGGATGTCCCCGCCGAATATCTGGAGATTGCCCACGAACTGGAAGAGCGGGACGCCCATTACCGGTCTGTGTTGTCTACCCGTAAACACGCGGTGGAAGGGCTGGAACTGTTTGTACAACCCGCGGGGGAGGAAGAAAAAGACAAGGAGATCGCCCTTGCGGTGGAAGAGGATATTTTAAACCACCCGGACATGATGGACCTTCGCAAGGACGCGCTTGACGCCCTGGGCAAGGGGTTTTCCGTAAACGAAATCATGTGGGACACTTCGGGGCGGCGCTGGAAACCGGAAAAGTTTCTCTTCCGTGATCCCCGCTGGTTTGCCTACGAGAAAAAAACAGGAGTTCTGGGCCTGCGGGATCCTGCCGGAATGGAACTTACCCCGCTTGCCGGTAACAAGTTTATTGTCCACGAACCCCGGCTCCTTTCGGGAATGCAGATTACCAGCGGCCTTTCCTTTACCGCCCTTTTTTACTGGCTGGTAAAGAATTACGACGTAACCAGTTGGGCGGCTTTTGTTGACCGGTTCGGGTATCCGGTACGGCTGGGAAAGTACGGGAGGAAGGCGACCGAAAAGGACATTGCCACGCTCAAAAGGGCGGTGGCGGCCATCGGTTCCGACGTGGGGGCGGTGATCCCCGATTCCATGGTGATCGACATTGTTGAGTCCACCACTACCGGAACCAATGCGGAGGTCTACGAAAAAATGGCGGAATGGGCGGACAAACAGCTTTCCAAACTGGTACTGGGACAGACCGCCAGCGCCGATGGAACGCCGGGACAGTTGGGAAACAGGGATGATCAACAGCAGGTACGGCAGGACATCTGCCGGGCCGATGCCCTCCAACTGGATAAGACCGTCAACCGGGATCTGGTAATCCCCTATATAAGGTTCAACTTTGGCGAACAGCAGGTGTATCCCAAAATCAAAGCGAAAATTGTCGAATCCAGAAACATAGAACAGATAGTCGCCGCCGTTGAAAAACTGGTGCCGCTCAACTTTAGAGTATCCACCGCCGAAATGTACGATCTGATGGGACTGGCCGCGCCCGGGGAAGATGACGAAATTCTTACCCCCCGGCAGGCTGCCGCCTTTCCGGAACTGAACGCCGCTCAAAGAATATCACTGAACAGTGAGGGCGCGGCGGATCTTACGGATGAACAAAGCGATTTTGTCGAAATCACCGACGAGATACTGGACGTGCTGGAAGAAGCCATGGCGAAGGCTCAAAACCTTGAAGGCTTTGAGGCCGAACTAAAAAAGCTGGTGAAAGACTGGGCGCCGGACAAAATCCAGGCAATTCTTTCCGTGGCGTCTTTTAAAGCCCGGATACAGGGGGAAATGGAGTTTGACCGGTGAAGCTGGTTCCAAAAGAAGTCCTGGCGTACCTGAAAGGCAAAAAGCTCCGCACAGGGTTTAGCTACCTTGATGTCTGGCGGCAGGAACACGCCGCCAATTTTACCGTCGCCAAAGCGATGCAGCTTGATGTTTTAAAGGACATTAAAACAGCGGTGGAACAGGCCCTTGAAAACGGGGAAACGCTGGAATCGTTCCGTAAAAAACTGACGCCCGTCTTACAGGAAAAAGGCTGGTGGGGCCGCCGGCAGATAAGGGATCCCCTTACCGGAAAAATGGTTAACGCTCAGTTGGGCAGCGCCCGGCGGCTTAAAACAATCTACGATACCAACGCCCGGAGCGCTTATCAATACCAGCGCTGGGAACACAGCCAGGCGTCGCCTCTGCACCCCTACCTGCTGTACCGCGTCGGTCCTTCGGTGCATCACCGGAAGGAACATCTTGCCTGGGACGGGCTTATCCTTCCCAAAGATGATCCCTGGTGGAACACCCATTTCCCCCCAAACGGCTGGGGCTGCAAATGCTGGACCCAGGCGCTGACCAAAGAACGGAAAGAACAGCTTGAAAAAACCGGACTGAAACACCCGCCCACTCTGGACGGCAAACCCGGCTATACCAGCCCGGTTAAAACAACAGCGCCCAAAACCACCTACACAACGTTTGTGAATGTCCGGAAGGGGACGGTGGAGTATGTTCCGGTGGGAGTTGACCCGGCTTTTAACTGGAACGTGGGGAAGGCGGGACGAAACACCGGTGAGCTTTTACAAAAAATTGAGGAATCCACCAGGGAGATACTGGGCGAACCTGTTACCGCGGAAAAAATCAAGAACATTGCCGGAATTAAGACGGTTTCACTTCCTGAAATACCGGAAAATGTCCAGAAAGGAATCCTTGAAGGCTTTCAAAAGGTTTTGGAACGGTATCCGCAGTTGCATGGCCAATTTAAATCGCTGGATGATCAGCAGTGCGGGACTAAAACATACGCTTCCTGCATTTCCAATGATGGAACTATAAAAGTAAACCGGAAATTTTTTGGTACCATTTCGGTAATAGCCAAATCGTATGAAGATGATGTAAAAAAGGGCGGGCACCCGGCTGGTACGGATTGGAGGGCTATTATTGTTCATGAGATCGGGCACAGAACACATGGCATCCTTACATTACGGTATTCAACGAGTTTAAAAGACATATCTGTAGAAACGTACATACGAAAAAAAGCGCTGGTTAATCTTGGACTGAAAACATCTGACATAAAAACAGAACTTTCGACTGAATCAAGAAATGATCAAGAATTTTTTGCGGAAGCTTTTGCCGAATATATTACCAGTAAAACCCCCCGAAGGCTTGCCAAAGAGGTAGGAAGGCTAGTAGACTTGGCAATGAAAGGAAAACTTTTATGAGTATGGCGCGCCCTGATTTTATGGATTCCCCTTATTTTGTTGATGAATACGACAACTGGCATTTGTTACCGGAGGCTCCGGAAGAAGTAAAAAAAGAATTTGAAGAATTCATGCGTGAAGCAGACATGGATGACAATGAATCATCGGTCGAAACCGAAGAATAACCACCCGCAATAATCCCCATTATATTACATTTTCCCGCCCCTTAACGCAGCCTTATATCAGGCCACGCTCCTTGTGGTTTTGGATGTCTCGCCGATAGACTCGTATCAGTAGCCCGGGGTCTTGCTTTCTTGGCCCCAGGGCTTTTCTTTCTACAGTGAAAAGAACAGGAGACAATAAGATGTGGATTGTTAAGGCGGGTTTTGAGGTAATAGCTCCTCAAAATAAAACGGGCTTTGAAACGGCGGCAAAGCGAATTGAACGCATGGGCCGTATCGCGTACAAGTCGGAAGACAAGATCACCGATGATTCCTGGAAACAATTTGTTTCTATGATTGTTTCCCGCGGGCATGAGTCGGTTTTGGAACACGCGGTTATGGCTGTTGTTTTTACCTGTGATCGCGGCGTTTCGCATGAGCTTGTGCGCCACCGGCTTTGCGCGTTTACACAGGAAAGCACGCGTTATTGCAACTACAGTGAAGATAAGTTCAGTAACGGGATTACGGTTGTACAACCCTCTAACCTGACAGATATGCAATACAGGGCATGGTGGAACGGTTGTAGAGAAGCGGAAGATAAATATTTCCGCTTGCTTGAAAGTAATGCGTCTCCTCAAATAGCGCGTTCTGTTTTACCTAACAGCTTAAAAACGGAGATAGGCGTTACCGCTAATTTCCGTGAGTGGAGGCATATTTTTAGATTAAGAGCCGTAAGCAAGGCCGCGCATCCGCAGATGCGTGAAATTATGGGTCCTTTGTATCTGTACTGCCGTAAACAGTTACCGGAAGTTTTTAATATGGGAGATGTTGAAGCATGAAAAAAATATACCCCGCAGTCTCGTCCGCGTGAAAGACAGGTCTGGTAGTTTTTGTTATTCTGGTTAATTATGGAGGAAACAATGGAAGGAAAGCCCGGAAAAACCATTGATTTTACTAAAAAAGATTGCAACATTCATCATTATATTTCCCTATTACCTCATCTTTGGCTGGGTATGCGGCGGTAACACCGCCTCAAATGTACCCTGCACCTGGTTATTATCCCCCAATGGGATAGTCCGCCCGGTTCCGTCCTCGTAACAAAGCGTCCAACTGCGATCCTCTTCCTCCCGCATCCGCTTGAGGGTAACCCGGCCGTCAAGCCGCACTATCTGAATTTTCCCGTTCTGGGGAACATCTGCCTTACGGACAAGTACCTTGGAGCCGTCAGGGATAAAGGCGTCTATCATGGAATTACCCCGCACCCGCAGGGCGTAGTAGTCCTCCGGCCTGGTCTTGATAAGATACTCCGGCACGTCCACCACCAGGCTTCCGTCCTCTGACTGGGAGATCGGCGGCCCCGCGGCAATATCATCCCAATAAGCAATCCTTGCCGAGCTTCCGTATGCCGGTTCCGGGTCGCTGGTATAGCTTTCCCTGCCCCCGGATTCCTCCGGGTATTCCGGCAGGGAGACGGTCTTTTGGGCCTGGAGTTCCTGCATGGAGGATTCCAAGGCTTTCAAGCGAGAAGCAAGCCCCTCTAAAGGTTCTTTCAAATTATCTTTTATGATGGCCTCTATATCGGAAACAAGGGGGTGTTTTACATCAGATTTCGAAAAATTAATGGCAGGAGGAAACGAATCAACAGCTTTTATCATTTTTACCAGATCAGTCATAGGCAAGTCTAGAGGAAAAGCGCCTGTCTTTAGAATATTTATTCTTCGCTGAAATTCTTTCTTTTTTTCTTCAGACCAACCCTCCATAAAACTAGAGGTTAAGCCTTTGATAATATAACCCATTTCCGCTAAATCAAATAAAAGCTGCATAGGAGGTCTTGTTATTCCGTTTTCATAGTTAGACCATGTTTTTTGAGCTACACCCAAGGCATCTGCAAATTCTTTTTGGCTTTTTCCAGAGGATTTTCTAAATTCTTTCAGTTTTTCAGCTACATCTTCCATAAAAATACTAAAATTCAAGAAAATACTTGACAATCAGTAAAATAATACTGATAATTAAGTATCGGTAGGCATGCCTACTAGCGCAATCAAAAGATTGCAGGGTTCCAGCCCCAAGCAAAAACCCTACAAATAACAACAAACCCGCTTGAGCGGGAAAGGAGCCTAATTATGGCACGGAAACTAAGCCGCGCAAGGAGAAAGGCCATGGGAATCACCATAAGCCCCCAGAAGGGTTGCTGGATTCAGTACCAACTGAAACTCAACAACTTAACCCAGTATACAGTCGCTGAAAAAGCAGGCTGCACTTCTAAAATGGTATCACATTTTTTGAGAGGCCGCAAGAATTCTGACCGGGTAAAAAAAGCCCTGGCAGAGGTGTTGGGTTACGAATCTTTTGAGAATCTGATCGCCGCCAGCCGGGGCAAGGAGGCTTCATGAAAAACAAAATGACAGACCTCCACAATCACCTGTTTATGGCTCTTGAGCGGCTTAACGAAGAAGACCGGAAAGGCGAGGAACTTGCGGAAGAAATCAGGCGGTCCGAAACAATTTGCAAAGTTGCCGGGCAAATCATCTCTAACGGTAATTTGGTACTAAGAGCCAAAGTTGCGGCCGACAACGCGTGCGGCAATCTAAAGCTGCCCTTTTTGCTGGAGTAGCCAATGCGCATGCATCGTCATTATACGCCGGAAGAAATCCAATTTGTTAAAGAGAATATCCGGGGACGCCCTTATGTTGAAATGACAAAAACATTCAACAAGCGTTTTGGTACCCGGATAACTTTAAAACAAATGCAAGGCCTGCTGTATAAACACGGGTTTCGCAACGGCATTGGCGTCGTCAATGGGTATGCGCATCCCTGCAAAGGGAAAAAAATAGGCCATCACGGCAGCAACTACAGCAACTACAGGCCCCTGGGAGGTGAATTTGTTAATGGAGAATACATTTACGTTAAAACCGGACACCGAATTCATAAACCCAAACACCTTGTTCTTTGGGAAAAGACAAACGGCAAGGTTCCCAAAGGACATGTCGTAACTTTTGCCGACGGAAACAAAAGGAATTTTACTCTGGACAATCTGCTGCTTATCTCCAGGAAGGAAAATGCCGTCATGAACAGGTTAGGTCTTCGTTCCCAAAATGCCGGTTTAACCAAAGCGGGGAAAACAATTGCGGACATCAAAATGGCAATAGCCGCCCGCAAACGGCAAATCAAAGGAAAAGCACGTTCCAAACAAAGGAGAACAGGATGATCAATTCCTGGAAAAGTTTTGTCTATGCCGTTGACCAGATGCGGCAGCTCCAGAAGAATCCCAAGGCCAAAACAAATCCTGAGCTTAAAGCCCTCCTTGCCAGAACGGAAAGCGAGGTTGACCAGGCGTGCGCAAAAAAAATCGCTGAATGAAACAGCGCGTTAGAACTTTTTTAAGAGGAGTAAATCATGAGTAGAACAAAGAGCAGCGGGATTATCCTTAAGACGCTGGATGACGCGGACAAAACCCTGCAACGGCTGTGCGAAATCGAAAGCCGGCTGGAGATCATCGACAATGCCGCGAATGAGGAGATTGCCAAAATAAAGGAAAGCGCGGCTTCCGAAGGAAAGGCGCTCCGGGAACAGCACAAGGCAGGCATCCAGGCACTGGAAGCCTATGCGGCCTACTACCGGGCGGAACTGTTCAAGGAGCGGAAGTCCATGGAACGGCCCTTTGGTGTATTCGGTTTCCGCAAGGCGCCGGATTCCGTCCGTGTTACCAAAGAGACGGCGGACCTTCTTAAAAAGAACGGCCTTGACCAATACCTGCGGGTAAAGATCGAACCGGACAAGGAAGCCATGCTGTCCCTTTCCGAAGACACCCTGGCTCTGGTGCGGGCCAGCAGGGCGTCCAAAGAGGACTTCTTTGTAGAAACCAGGCGGGACCTGGTAAACCAGGACCTTGCCAAACAATGTTCATAGGAGGGGAAACTATGCTGAATAAAAAACTGAATTGCCAGGAGCGGGTTATTGAGATTGTGGAGGCATTAAGCCGGAACCTGTTAAAAGGGCTTCTCAATAAAGAACTGGCTGCCGAAATCGGGGTGAATCCGGTCATGATTCACAGGGATATTTCCATTCTGAAAAAACGGGGATGGATAGAGAAATCAATCGAAACCGGCAGGTGGCGCTTGTCGAAGAGTGTTGGCCTTATGGGAAAAAGGACGATTGATTTTTATTTTGGGAAACAGGAGTAGTTCCATGAGTGACGTAACGTATGAGTTTCCGGACGATGACAAGCAAGAAAAAAGCAAGCGGGGGCGTAAACCCAAGGGAAAAGAGGGAACGTCAACTGCCCTTATAGAAAAAGCGGTTTCCGACATGGAACGAATTGAACGGCTTTACGGTGACGGCTTGCCCTATGACCGGGACAGGTTAGAAGATAACGTCAAATCCCAACTGGCTCAAACCGCACAGGCGCTCTTTGAAGCGGGAAAAATATTTCTCCGGTTAAGAGCTCATGAGGAACTGGAGGGATACGGAGGGTTTTCGGCATCATTGGATCGTATTGGGGTTGCTCCAAGAACGGCCTATTATGCCATGGCGGTTGTACTTAAATTTGGCCCAGTTGTGCAGACGGCTGCACAACTGGGATCTGAAAAGCTGCGAATGCTCTCCGTTTTTGATGATGAAGATATTCAAAAATATGTAGAAGGCGGCCCTTTGGGAAACATCTCCCATGACGATGTGGAACGAATGACCTCACGTGAACTCAAAGCCGCACTCCGGGAAGAGCGCAAAAAAAACAAAGAACAAAAGGAAGTACAGGAAGACGCCATTGCCCGGAAGGAACAAAAGATTTCCGAACTGGAACAGCAACTCCGGTACATGGATCCCCCCACGGAAGAACAGAAACTCAAGGCCCAGGCGGCACGGGAACTTGAAAAACGGATGCCGGATTTGTACGAACACATGTTCCGGGGGTACTACCACATGGACGAGGCAGTCAAAGTAATCCTCCAGGCCCAGGGAATACCCGGCGCGGATTACACCATGCTCCAAAACTGGGCCAAGAGCCATTGGGACATATTGGGGCCCCTGAACGAGGTGCTGGCGGCGCTGGAAGACCATATCAACCACTGCCACCCCGAAAGGCCAAAGGATTTCGCATGAACAACAGACGTTTATCATATTCAACATGGATTACCGTAAAGAACGGCAGGGTTGACCGGGTACGGCAGCATGCCGGAACAGCGTCCCCCGGCCCGCAATGGCGGCAGGTGCCGAATGACTGGGGCGGCAGCCAGGGCGACAAAATCGAGTGGCTGGACGACGGCGGCCGCCGCGTCCCCGATCACAAACTGATTGAGACGGGAAAACGGAAAGACTTCCGGGGGCCGTGGCATCACAAGGAAAAAATCGGCGAAGTCAAGTTCATTCAAAAGCTGGATGAAGAACCCGGCGAGGAATACACCAAAGAACTTCCCCTGCCGAACGAACCGTTTCAAAAGTGGGACGCCAAAAAGCAGACCTTTGCGGTGGACACGAAACGCCGGGCCGAAGCGGACAAGGAGCAGAAGGCTGCCGCAAAGAAAAGCGCCATCCAGGATGCCGAAAGGAGGATGCTGCGTTCCATTATTGCCCGGCAGCGGGGGAAAGCCACTGCGGAAGATGAGAAGTTTTTTACCGGCATCGGGGCGGAGATCGACACGCTCCAGGCTGAGCTGCAAACACTGCAGGATGGGTAAAGCGTGTACCGGGACTATGCGGTTAGAATGGCAAAGGCGGAAACACCGGCGGAACGGCGGGAGATTGTGGAAGAGATGTGCCGCATGTTCGCCTTTTCCCGGGCCAAAGCCTACAAAGCATTGAAGGGAGCGGGCTGGGAATCCGGCCGCAAACGCCGCGCCGATGCCGGTAGTACCAGCATCGGAGAGGAACAGCTAAAACTGCTGGCCGCCATGAGGAGCCAATCGGCCAGAAAGAACGGCAAAGTTACCATGCCGGTCCCCGTTATCCGTTCGGTTTTGCAGAGTCAGGGCGTAGGCATATCCCTGCGCGACAGCCGCCTGCGGGAACTGCTGCGGGATCGCAATCTTGCCGCCGGTGCCAAAACCCGGACGCCCCACCAGCGTATGCGGAGCGAATACCCGAACCAGGTACATCTAACCGATCCGTCGGTCAGCCTGATGTGGTTTCCGCCCGGCGGAAAACTCAAAATCATCGGCGACGATCAGCATTATAAAAACAAGGACTTTTTTAAAGACAAACCCCGGTGCTGGAGGTATGTGTTAACCGATCATTTTTCCGGTTCTGTCTGTGTCCGCTATTATTCAGCGGCGGGGGAAACCGCCCTCAACATGTACGACTTCCTGTTGTACGCATGGGGGAAAAAGGACGATCCCCTCTACGCGTTCCACGGTCTTCCGGAATTACTGATATGGGATTGCGGCAGCGCGAATATATCCCGTCAAGTTACCAATGCGCTGAAAGCGCTCCGGATAAAAACGGTACCCCATCTGCCGGGGAACCCGCGGGCCAAGGGGCAGGTGGAAGACGCAAACAACCTTGTGGAAACCCAGTTTGAAAGCCGCCTGCGGTTTGAACCGGTGAACGGCATGGATGAACTGAACGAAGCTGTCGAGCGGTGGTGCGCCGCCTATAACGCCAATATGATCGAATACCTCGATACCCGGCTTAAGCGGGGCGGCATGCGGAACAGCCGGCTTATGCTCTGGCAAAAAATACAAAACGAACAGCTTAGGGAATTGCCGGATTCCGAAATATGCAGGCAGATCTACACCACCGGGTACAGTACCCGGAAAGTCGGCGGCGATCTTTCCATTAGTCTGGTCCACCCGTCCGTCCGGCGTTCCCTCCGCTATAGTCTCTCCCACTTGCCGGGAATCCTTGTCGGCCAGGAAGTGATGATCCAGCCGATCCTGGTAGACCCCGAACCGCTCGTGCAGGTGAGCTACAAACATAACGGCGAACTGCTCTGCTTCGAGGCCAGGCCCATCGTTTACAACGAAGCAGGTTTTGATGTCGAAGCGCCGGTATTCGGCCGGGAGTACAAACGTCTTCCCGACACGATCCGGGAACAGAACGCCAGGGAACTTGCAGCCATGGCGGGGGACACCATGGGGGCGGCCCACAGCTTTATCAACGCGGAAAGCCCCTTTATCAGGCAGCGAACGGGAGAACAGATCGCCATTGCCCGGCCCGAACGGGTGGAAGTCCAGGAACTGTACGTGTCCCATTTTGAAGCCCTCCGCCGCGTTTCTTCCCGTCTGGGGTTTACCCCGGAGGGTCTCCTCAACCGGATGAAAACGGAATACCCCGAAGGGGTTCCCACATCCTTTATTGAGGTAGCAGTCAACGAGTATGAGGCCGGAACGGACAGTATCGGCCTTGCTTTATAGCTTTATTAAGGAAGAAAGCATGTTAAACCTGAATACCAGAAAAAACTTTAATTTGTTTAAAGACCCCTTTACCGATGACGTTATGGCCGCAAGCGACGTGTACCTGAACGAAAACGCCCGCTTCGCGGAGGAGTACCTCTACATCACCGCCAAAATCGGCGGTATGCTGGCGCTTATCGGTGAATCGGGGTCCGGCAAAACCACCATCCGGCGGCTTGCCCTGGACCGCATCCAGAACGAAGGGTTAAAAATCCGGGTAGTCAATCCCCGGATCATCGACAAGGGGCGGCTTACCGCAAGCCTTATCTGCGACGCCATTATAGCCGACTGTTCCTCCGAAACGCCCCGCCGCACCCTGGAAGCCAAGGCCCGGCAGGTGGAGCGGATACTCACCAACTCCAGCCGTTCCGGTTATTCACACGTACTGATGATCGAGGAAGCCCACGATCTGTCCATACAAACCCTTAAGTACTTAAAACGTTTCTGGGAAATGGAGGACGGATTCAAGAAGCTGCTGGCCATTGTCCTCATCGGACAGCCGGAAATGAAAGGGAAACTGGACGAAGCCCGGAACTGGGAAGCCCGGGAGATCATCCGCCGCATGGAAGTGTTGGAACTGGACCCGCTTTCAAACCAATGTCAACAAGTTAATGCCTCAACAGTTAGATTTATGGTTATGATGGAATTTTACTTTGCGCGGGAACGCGGCCCTGGGCAGGGATCGATTAGGGCGTATTGGAATAAGCTTCTTCTTAAGCAAAGCGAGTATTTCATCGAACATGGCGCCGCGTTTCTTGTAATCGTCTTCTATAAGCGTTTTTACAAGCCTGTCTTTTAACACCCCTA